ATAGGAGGAGTTGAGGAGGGGGAATTGGTTTTGATAACGGGACCAACCGGGCAGGGAAAATCGCTTCTGGCGCAATCTATGACCCACAATATAGGTTCCAATAGTTCTGTTTGGTTTTCTTATGAACTGACCTACCGCCAGTTTATGGGAAAATTTGGCAATAGTCCCGTGATATTTTATATACCTCAAAAACTTATCTCTTCTTCCATTGATTGGATTGAAGAAAGGTTATGGGAGAGTAAACTCAAGTATCAAACTAAATTTTGCTTCATAGACCACTTACACTATCTGGTTGACATGGAAAAGATTAGAAATGTAAGCTTGGACGTCGGCTCAGTTTTGAGGAAAATTAAACGCTTGGCTATAAAACATAATTTTGTCATTTTTTTAATTGCTCATCTGCGCAAAGTTAACATTGACGAAAAAGAGCCCGATATTGATGACGTGCGGGATAGTTCATTTTGCGGGCAGGAGCCCGATACTGTTATCGCTGTCTGGCGGCATAAAGATAAAACAAGCAAAGAATTATTAACCACAGCGACAGTCAAGGTTCTAAAATCCCGCAAGACTGGCAACGTGGGGCAGAAAATAAAAGTAGTTAAAACAGGTCTTTTTCTGGAGGAATACAATGATTACAAAAATGGAACAGAAATCAAAGAAAAGGCATTTATGGGGTCTGTGGACGGCAATGAGGGGAAAGGTGGGATTTCTGAGCAAACTGACTTCCTTTTCTGACGAGGAGTTTTCCTACCTTTATAGACTGGAAAATATAAGATTTAAGAGAGAACAGGCGGAAAGAAAATTCCTTAAAGAAATGGAAACGGAGTGGAAAAAAATCGGAGGGGAAGCATTAAAGGAATTTAAAAATGAATTTTCCGACGAATTTAAAAAGAATTGCCGAATGCAATTTTTGAAACAGCAGATTCGGGCACTAAACGAAGATATTGGATTGATATATAAGCGATGCGAACTTTCTCTTGAAAGGAACGAGTCTTATATAGTGAGAGTAATAATATGCAATATAAATAATTTAGAAGAAAAAGAAAAAAGAGTTAAACGCTTTGGCACGGAATTATATTTATTGGAAAATAAGCAGGAAAATATGGAAATTTCAGATGCGGACGTGGTCGTGGCCAAGAGTTTTCCTTTTGAGAAATTGATTGAAGTAAATCACGGGCTATTTGCTTTATGCCCTTTTCACGCCGATGTCAAGCCATCTTTATATGTAAAGAATAACTTTGGCTACTGTTTCGCCTGTGGTTGGAAGGGAGATGCCATTAAATTTGTTATGGACAAGGAACATAAAAACTTTGTGGAAACAGTAAAATTCTTAAATGCGGGAGGTGATTGATGATATATTTGGAGTGCGAACGATGTAAGATGAAAATAAAACCCGAACATAGCTTTTTAAGTTATGTTAACGGGGTGTGGGAAATACAATGTGCGGCAATGGATGATAATCATCCGCACCAACACTATCTGTATTTTCAACAATTAAGAGATGAAAATATAATTGAGGAATTGCGGGAAAAAATGTGGTTCCCGCACAGCGAGCATACTTTCAAAATCAAGCGGGATACGATTTTGAAAGCGGCCAATGGGCAAACAATGGTAAAATAAAAGGAGGTAGTTATGGGATTTAGATATAACGCAAGCGGGATAAAAGAACAAGGATCATATCCTTTGCTGGAAAAAAATAGATATATCCTGAAAATTGAGTCTGCCGAGCAGACACAAACTAAAAAGGGCTATCCGATGGTTACAGTTAATTTTGTGGTGCAATACGGGGATTATGCGGGCTGGCGCATAAAATATCATAATGTGGTTTTTTTGCCGGCAGATAGTTCAGGCGCAGGTATATCCATTCATTTCTTAAAGACTATCGGCGAACCATATAAAGGCGATTTTGACGTCAATCCTCAAAATTGGATAGGAAAACTTTTAATAGGGTTGGTAGAACAAGAGCCGGACTTAAAAGGCATTTTAAGAAATGTGGTTAAAGCGGTTGAGCCTTACGAAGATATTATCAAACCAAAACAAGAATCACAGGAATTTCTATCTCAGGAAGAAGCATTTTGAAAGGGGGGAATTGTGAAAATCAAGAAAATTCCAATAGAAAAAATAAATCCAAGCATCTATAATCCTCGGCTGGATATTAAGCCCGGAGATCATGAATATGAAAGTCTTAAACGGTCAATAACCGAATTTGGATTTGTTGACCCGTTAGTTTGGAACGAGCATAATGGGAATCTGATAGGGGGTCACCAGCGCTATAAAATTTTGCTGGAATTAGGTTATAAAGAAATTGATGTGTCAGTAGTCAATATCAAAGACCCTAAAATGGAAATGGCTTTAAATGTGTCGTTAAACAAAAATTTAGGGGATTGGGATTATGCCAAACTCAAGGAATTGCTTGTCAACCTTGACGATGGGGCTTTTGATTTGACTTTAACGGGATTTGATGAGGCGGAATTAAAAAAGTTAATTGACTGGGATGGCGGACAAGGTTTGACAAATGAGGATGACGTGCCCGAATTACCCAAAAAAGCCAAATCTAAAATGGGGGAAATATATCAATTGAGCAATCATAGGCTTATGTGCGGGGATGCCGCCATAAAAGATGATGTTAAGCGGCTGATGAACGGGGAAAAGGCTGATATGGTTTTCACTGACCCGCCGTATGGGGTTGATTATGGCAAGAAGAATCGTCTTTTGAATTCCTTCCAGAAGGCAGGAAGGAATCTAAAAGATATTGCAAACGATACGCTTGGTAAGGATGAACTGTTTGATTTCTTAGTTAAGGCTTTTACACTTGCTTTTGATTTTGGTAAAGATTATTGTAGTTATTATATAACTGCTCCGCAGGGCGGCGAGTTAGGATTGACGATGATGATGATGATGATGAGTGGATTGCCGGTTCGCCATGTTTTAATCTGGAATAAAAACCGACAAAATTTCTCACTTGGTAGATTAGATTATGAATACAAACACGAACCCATATTGTTTACATGGAAAAAAACACATAAATTTTATGGCAAGGGAACTCATAAAAATAGTGTCTGGGATATTGATAAAGAATTAAAATGCGATATTCGTCCTACAATGAAACCAGTTGAACTTATAGAAAATGCTGTTTTAAATTCAAGCAAAAAAGATGATGTTGTTGCGGATTTTTTCTTGGGTTCGGGTTCTACAATAATAGCTTGTGAAAAGACCAATCGCAGATGTTATGGTTTAGAAATTGAGCCAATCTATGTTGATGTTGCTGTTAAAAGATGGGAAGATTTTACAGGGAAAAAGGCAGTAAAAATCAAATAACCAATAAGGCATTTGATTACCTTCCTTTTCTTTTCCCCCCTTACAATCCCCCCTTATCATATCCTTCTATCCCATCATCCTTCCTTATCTTATAAGATATAGTAGTTCTTAATTCAATTAACCTATTGACAAAATCTACTTTATATGTTAAATACCTATTCATGGTTGACCATGATTGGAATGCCTTAAAAAATCAATTCATACAATCCAATCTCTCATTTACCGCTTTCTGTAAAAAAAATAAAGTAAGCACATGCGCCGCGGGAGTTCATGCCAAAAGAGAATTATGGTTTCAATTACGCAATAGGTTTCAAAATAAAGTTAGCGCCGAGATTGAAAAAAAGGCAGTTCGGGATTATGCAAAAACATGGATAACTTTAGAAAATACTTGGGATGGGATGTTATTGCATGTCCGGGCGCATTTAAAACCTATTGAAGATGTAAATGGAACCTTAAGACCTGTCGGTGTTGAGACCTTAACCAAACTGGCCAATGTGCTAGACCATATCACTAAAAATTTAAGATTGCTGGCGGGCGAGTCTACTGAAAATACACGAGACTTAATTGACCCTGAAATACAGGTATTAAAAGATGATCCAAGAAAACTCAACGATGCAATTGCTAGAGAGATGGCAGAAATTGCGAAGTTACAGAAACTTACTAAAGCAAAAATTCGCAGGTGAACGGTTTAAATATTTTTTCAATCTTATTTGGGCACAGGCTCTTGAGGCCATTGAGGGCAAGTTTGTGCCTGGGGAACATATCAACGATTGGTGCGATGAGTTGGACAGGTGTAATTTCACCTCAAAAGAATCTGCTAGAAAATTTGCTAAATCCGAGATATTACACGCTTTGGGGCCATATCTGTTTTATAAAAGAAAACGTTCTGTTGAGGTTTTTTATTTTTCTTATAAGCAGGAATTGGCCGCTTATCATGTGGCAAAGATTAAAAAATCAATGCTTGAAATCCCGGAATTTAAAAATGTGGTCTGGATTAGTCCCGCAGAAAGTATCATTCACTGTAAATGGCCAAACAGTAAAATCACATTGCAGATTATACCGGCAGGAATTAAAGGGGCTAAGCGTGGCCCACATCCGAATGTTGTTATTTGCGACGACATTCTCAAAGACCCAACACAGCGCAAACTTAACGTGGCGGAACTTCAAGAATTATCGGCGACTTTTGCAGAGCAAATTTTATCAATGCCGAAAGAGGGCGGCCAACTTCATTGTTGGGGCACTAGCCAAGACCCGACGGATTTATTTAACGAGAACCGCAAACGTAAAAACTTTAACTGCACAGTCTGCCCGGCTATTATCAATGAAAGAAAAAAAATTGTGCTTTGGCCTGATATGTTTCCATACGAGAGATTGGGCGAAATCCGAGATGAGATTAGACATAAGGCGTTTAACAAAGAATATCAATGTAAACCAGTCCGAGGCGAAGAAGGATATTTTAAGAGTTCGGAAATTGACGCCGTCATTGATGTTGATTTACTTCCCATTAGTCTTGATAGTAATTTTGAAAATCAGGAGCCTGTTTATGGCGGGTTGGATTTGGGCAAGAAACGCAATCCAAGCCATTTCACGGTCTTTATTGACAAGGATGGCACACTCATACAGATTTATGAGAAATGGATGGACGGGTGGGATTATACCGAGCAGTTGGATTATATCAAAATGTTTATTGAAAAATGCAATATGGATTGTCTGGAATATGACAACACAAGAGGCGAGTTTGAAATGTATGCCGAACAAGGACAGCTTCCTGAATGCATGGTCCCGGTTGCAATGACAGGCAAAAAGAATTTTGAGTTAGCGGCAGGATTTGAGGCTAGGGTGCGGGCTAAACCAAAGCCAACAATTGTTTTATTACCCGATGACAGGCAGAGGAATCAAATTTTAGCGGTTGATAATGATTTGCGCGCGCCGCAGATGCCTGATGGCCACGGCGACAGTTTTTGGTCAGTGGCGCTGGCTTGCGAGGCTTCGCTGGCAGGTCGGGGGGATTACATTAACATCGTATGAGTTTAAGAATTAAATTGCTTGAAAAAGTGGCGGGCTTTTTAGGCGTTAAATCTTTTGTCAATCCCACAATGGATGAGTTAGGATTGCAGGATACAAATAGATTGCCTAAGCCAAGCACAAGGCCATACGGCAAATATTTAGAGGCTTATGCAGACTCAAATTGGGTCTATGCGTGTGTAAATAGAATTGCACAGGATGTGGCGGCCGCGCCAATAGCATTATTTAATGGCGATGGCGAAGTGGTTGAAAAACATCCTGCTTTGGATATTTTGGAATATGTAAATGGGCAGATGACTAGATATGATTTATTTGAGTGGACACAAGCCAGTCTTGAACTTACCGGCAATACGTATTGGAAGCTGGATGATTTAACCAGCCGGGGACAGCCAAAATCTTTATGGCCTATGATTGCGTCAATGGTTGAAATCAAACCATCCAATGACCCAAAAGTTTTCAAAGAAGGGTATATTTATCATGCCAATGGCCGTCAGATACCATATAAAGCTGAGGAAATAATACAGTTTAAGTTTTTTAATCCGCTTGATTATTTCTACGGACTTGCTCCACTTGCGGCGGCAAGATTGGGCGTGGACATTAACAGAGCTTCATCAAATTGGAATTTGAAATTTTTTGATAATTCCGCGCGGGCTGATATTATATTTTCTACTCCTCATTCTTTAACTCCAGACCAGCGTAAAAGAATGTCGGAATCATGGAAACAAATGCATGGCGGGGAAGATAAGGCGCATGGGGTGGCTTTTTTGGAAAAGGGGACTAAATCCGAAATTGTCGGAGTTAATGCTAAAGATATGGATTTTGTCTTGCAGAAAAAAATGACCAGAGAGGAAATTTGCGCCGTTTTTGGCGTGCCGCCTGTATTGGTGGGATTATTTGAATATGCGAATTATGCAAATGCTACCGAGCAAGAACAAATCTACTGGCGTAATACTATAATTCCCAAACTTACAAAATTAACGAATATGCTCAATGAATTTTACCTGCCATTGTTTGATGCTACTGGCAAATATTATTTTGGGATTATAGAATCAAGCATAAAAGCTTTAAGGGCGGATGAAGATAAACGGTCGGTTTATGTTTTGAGATATTGGGGCATGGGCGTTCCTTTTAATTCTTTGATTAAATCTTTTGATTTGCCGTTTGCGGAAATATCTGGCGGGGATGTTTCGTATATTCCATTAGGCGTAATTCAGGCCGGGCAAGTTGAAGAAGAAGAACCAGGCAAGGTCAATGTAGAAAAACTTAGAATTAAAATATTGGAAGAAGATAAAGCCAGAACCAGACCGACACAGGGGCAATTGCGGGCAAAGCACCACAGGTTTATGCTGTTGGCGGGCAATCTAAGCAAGCCATTTCAGAAAGCAATGCAGGGCTATTTTAATGGTCAAAAGAAAACGTTGGTTGAGGCCATTAGGAAATATGAAGGAAGGAAACCAGATTTGAACGCATTGGGTTTTAATGTTCAAATGGCAAATGCAAAATTAAGGAATTTGATGACGCCTATGCTTTATAAATCTGTCTTTGCCGGCAGGGATTCGGAAAATCTAATGCTGGCTACTTTAATTGAACGCAGAATCCCTAAACCAAGCCAGAAAGCAGAAGATAGGATAAGGCAATGGGTTGAATTAAAAGCGTTTAAATGGGCGGAGGAAATAAACCAGACCACTTTGAAAAAATTAAACAAAGAAATTGAGGAGTCCGTTGCCGAAGGCGAGGGAATGTCGGAACTTTCTGAAAGGGTGTCAAAGGTTTTTAATATCGAGCGGGACTACAGAACCCTGCGTATAGCCCAGACAGAGGTCATCGCAAGCCTTAATGACGGGTCTCTGGAGGCTTACAGGGACAATGAAATGGTAGCGGGCAAGGGATGGCTTGCCGCTTATGATGAGGCTACAAGAGAAAGTCATATCATGGCCGGGGCAAAGTATGGGATGAGAGGAGGTATCCCGGTAGATGAGGATTTTGTATTTGAATGGTCAGGGGCAAGCGGCCCGGCTCCCGGAGACATGGGATTAGCGGCGGAAAACTGTAACTGTCGGTGCGCCATCTGGCCTATAATAAAAGCGGCATAATGGAAATAAAATTGTCAGATGAATTAAAAGACGAATTGATTGCGGCTCTAATTGATGATAAGGTTCAAATATTTTTTGATGAAAAATGGGCTTATCCTAATGATAACGATGCAGGCCATGCGGAATTTGTTAAAAGAGTTTATAACGGCAGTCAAAAGACTGTGCCTATACTTGACTTTATGTTTAAAACGGAATATAATGGCGGATATATTTTGAAATTCAAAACAGAGGATGTGAAAAATGAAAAATCAAAAACCCGCGCCTGAAATTATTGGCGACTATATTCATGTCAGAGTTAGAGACCCAAATCTTTTCAAAGAAGATACTTATAGAACTTTTGATATTTCAATCAAAGATGGGATAAAAGCGGTTGGCGGTAAATTAAAGAATCCGACTGAAGGACAAGAGGGAAGCATAGTAATTCAAAAATATCTTTTCTTAAAAGATAAATGGTCAGTCGCCGAGGCTCTTGCGTGGGTTAAAGAGCATGGCAAATATGTGGAGGATAAAATGATTAAACTTTGCAATTCTGAAGATTTAAGAATAATGAACGACAATAGTGGAACAATTATCGGCACTAAAGAAACACCTGCTATAAAAATATGCGATATTGCCGAGTTAAAAACTATAAGCGAAAAAGACGGGGTTGTAATATTGCAGGGTTATGCCAACACTAAAAATAAAGCTGATAGATACGGCGATATTCCAGTTGTTTTTGATAAGGTCAGGAATTATGTTTATGATCTGACGGAATTTATAAAGAACCCTGTAATGCTTCTTGACCATACTAACCGAGTTGAGGCTATTGCAGGGAGTTTTACTGAAATTATTGAGGATGAGGTTGGCCTGCGCTTTACCGCTAAATTCTCAAATTCCGAGCTCCCCACGATAAAACATGCTAAAACAGTTTATCTTGAGGGGCATGGCAAGGCTTTGTCTATTGCGGGCAGGTGGCACTACGAGGACAAAGACAATCCGAAACATTTGACTATGGCAGAAATTTATCATATTGCTTTGGTGGGCGTAGGAGCTGATCCCGATGCTTTAGGGTTTGCGATAGTTGTTAAACCAAAAAAGGATTTGCCAAAAAATGACAGATATGACAAACTAGAGTTGGGACTCGTGTTGGTTAGAGATGCTTTGAAAAAAGCATTGTTGAGGGTTAAAATAAGCGAGTTGGGCGAGGTTTTGTCGCAGGCTCGCAAAAAAGTAATGACGGAGGTAAAATAGAAATGGATGAAGCACTATTGGCGGAAATTCAGTCCTTAACGGAAAATTTCCGCGCTACATTAGACAAGATGCCGCAGGATTACATAAGGCGGCAGGAAGTAGAAAAGATGGTCGGCGATATAGTGGAGAAATTGCATCCGAAACAGGAATCAAAGTTCTTTTTGCCAGTGGATTCCGTTGAGGGAATAGTTGAGAGATTGGCATCTTTCAAGCAGAGACCAGAGGCGTATGAAAAGGCATTGCCTTGGACTTCTGACTACGGTAAAAACTTCGGCGACATGAAAACGTTTTTGCTGGCAATTAGCGGCAAACACCCGGCAAAAGAGGGATTAAAAGTTGTCATGTCGGAGGGCGACAATGCGCAGGGTGGATACTTAGTGCCTACCGAGTTCAATGCCGAGGTTATCAGGTTGCAATACACAGCGTCAATCATCAGAGGTATCTCCAGAGTATTGCCGATGTCAACATGGAAAAGGACGTTCCCGAATCAGCTGACAAATGTGGCCATCTATTGGGTGACTGAACTGGGGGCAAAAACAACAAGCAAACCGACTTTCGGGCGGTTGACCCAGACGGCAAAAGTGATGGCGGCAATCATAAAATCCAGCGATGAATTGCTTCGTGATTCTGCAATAAACTTGCAGACTTTCCTAGCGGAGTTGGTATCAGAGGCAATGGGTCGTGAAGAAGAAAGGGTTGCATTGGTTGGAAACACTGGCGCGGGAGACCCATTTATGGGCGTGCGCTATGCGGTCGGAGTTATCGCAAACACAATGGCGGGCGCAAGTTTGGTGTTTGACGATATTCTTGACCTTGAGTTCTCCGTAGCTGAACCTTATCAGCGCAATGGACAGTATGTAATGCCAAGGGCTTCTTTGTTGCTCATTATGAAACTAAAAGATAATCAAGGCAATTACATCTGGGAAAGGCCGAGAGAAGGTCAGCCGGGAGCAATCAATGGTAAATCCTATGCGATAAGCGACCAGATTGTGGCTATTGCCGGGAAATATCCGATACTGTTTGGAGATTTCAAACGGTATCTGTTCATTTCTCCACGTCAAGGAATAACGGTAAAAGTATCGCAAGATGCTTCTGATTGGGTAAGCGGCGCTTTGGACTCTGCGTTTATGACTGACCAAACTTGGTTAAGATTTACGCAGGCGGAAAGCATTGACGTTGCAGTCCCAGCGGCATTTGGGTATTTAGATGCTATTTAACCGCTAAGGAGGTAAAAAAAATATGGACAAGATTGTAAGGGTGCAAATCATTGATGTTGGTGGCTATAATAAAGGAGTGGAGACCACAATGAACGTTCTTCTCGCCGAACAATTGGCTAAGGAAAAAAAGGTAATAATCCTTGAAAAATTTCCCGGCGAAAGTGATAAGAAAGCACCTGAAAGCGATAGAAAAGGAGGAAAATATAAATGAAAAAAATTGGGGTAGCAATCTTCTTAGCGACGATGATGGGGTTTGCATTGATTGGGCGTCCAGCATTTGCTTTACCATCTGATTTCACGGCAAATCTTGCCACGCATACAATGTCAGATGTGGGGGCGCCATATATAGGCGCTCAAATAAGCGGCAAGATAGCGGTAGAACAGATATGGCTTGTGGCTTCGGATTCCGTGACGGCACAAACTGTTGACGTATATACTGCTTGTTTGACAACGGCAGCTGCAACGCTTAAATGGCGTGGATATATATTGCCTGATAAAGATGTGCCCAGTGTATTTTACTTGAACTATCCACTGTATAACACACCGATGTATTTGACAAATCCTTGTTTTAGGAAGTCAAGTGCAAGCAGCAGTGTTCAGGTAAACGTTCATTATCGGTAAGAGATTGTTTTAGTCAAGTCCCGCTTCTAACCTGCTTGAGGCGGGCACAATTTATATGGCTGTTGCGGCGGCGGCAAACGCTTTAACTATTATTGCAGATATTAAATATGTGTGGGGTCGGGCGCAGGCGGATACTACGCACGATGACCGCATACAGACTTTAATAAATTTAATTAGCGATAGAGTTGAAAAATGGTGCGCTAGGAAATTTAAGACCCAGATTTTAACTGAAACTTACGACGGGACTGCTGGATATTTTTTGCAGTTAAATGAATATCCTGTAACAATTGTTACCTATGTTAAACTTGATGGCGTTGAAATAGACAATGATGATTATAAAATATATGCAAATGAAGGTATGCTTTATTACGCTGGCAAATGGACTGAAGGCAGGCGGAATTATGAGGTTAAATACACTGCGGGTTATACCATTATTCCGCCAGCTCTGGCTATGGCCTGCGTTGAATGGGTCATTGTTTTGCTTGAGGGGCGCATGAAAGATGCAAAGGTTGACCAGTCAGAGGCTTATGGCCCGCCACAAGAGATTGCTATGGGGCTTGCGCCGTTTAAAAGGATGGATTTTTGATGCTGCAAATGAAGGCGGAAATTATTGACGGGGCTAAGGTTATAGAGGCTTTACACAAATTCAAAGGTAATGTCGCAAAGAAATTGGAAATGTTTTTCAAGCGGGAAGGCGCATTGATGGAAGGCGAGATAAAACATTCTCTAGGCATTGGCGGCAGGCTCGCAGAAAGGGGACCAAGGGGAGGTAAACGGGTATTGCATAGTCCTCCGGGCAGTCCCCCATATTTGCAATCTGGCAGGCTCCGGGCTTCAATAGGTTATATTTTGGAAATAATTAAAACAACCGGTGATTTTATTTTGGATATTGGGGCGGTTAGAAAAGGAAAGGGCGAGGTTAAATATGCGCATGACTTGGAAAAAGGGCGCAGTAATATGGCCCCAAGACCTTATCTTATGCCCGTTGTTATGAAACATGTCAATAGTTGGGAAAGATTTTTGAAAATGGAAATTTCAAAAATAAAAACATGATAAAAGATGTGGTTGCATTTTTGGAATCGGACACTGCGTTGCAGACTCTTTTAAATGGCGGAGTAAACAATAAAAAAATCTTTCCTTTGCTTGCGCCTTATGGCGAAACTTCACCTTACATAAACTATTCTACAAGCGCGGACGGTTCAGGCGATAATGTGCTTGAGGAAAGTGTTATTCAGTTTTCAACAATAGCCGAAACCTTTGAATTAACGAGGCAAATATCTTTAAGACTTTCAGTTTTGCTTGATGTATGGGACAATCTTTCTATCCCGTCAACAGATTTTCACATCTATTACAGTCGGAAAGTTGGAGGTTCTGATACTAAAGAATTAGACACGGAACTTTTTAATTTTACCAGACTGTTTCACTTCAAATACAAGCGAAAAACAGGAGGATAAGAAATGCAAACAGGAAATATATTGTTTGGCTTTAATCTTGGCGTATCAACGATTAGAGTCGGGACTTATGGCGAGGCAGAAGGCACATCGGCGGATGTCGGCAGGTCTGAGGGCGGGGTTGAGTTTTCAATTGAAAGGGAAATAAAGCATGTTGAAACCGACCAAGACCCAGGGCCGGTTGCGGCTAAAGAAATCCGCAGGGTTGGTAAATTAAAGTTTGGACTCAATGAAGTTACGCTGGCAAATCTAGCCATTGCGTTTAATCTACCGGAGACAGCTGTGGCAGATGGAGTATTGAGTTTAGGCGTTGCCGCCAACGGCGAACTTTACAGAACGATTTACATCAATACTGATGGGCCTGCGGGCGGAGTTAGAAAATATGTTCTGCACAAATGCGTTGCAAGCGGGCCTGCGGCTCATGCTTACAAAAAGGATGACAAGACAATCGTTGAATGTGAATTTGACGTGCTCTGGGATACATCTCAAGGTGTTGGGGAGGAAATGGGGACAGTAACCGATACTGGGGCGGATATAATTGCCCCAACGGTGGCATTAAGCACGCCAGTTGACGGTCAGACAGTTACCAAACTCACAAAAAATCCTGTTGTCTGGACAATAACTGAAACCAATCAAGTAGATGAGGCTTCAATTGTTTATGGCGACACCTTCAGTATTATAAACACGACCCTTCCCGCAAGCGCTGCTTTAGTGGCGGGGACTATTGCTTATAATGCTACTGCAAAAATGGTAACATTCACACCGTCAAGCGAGTGGACTGCTGAAGATATTTTCCAAACGATTGTTTCAACAGGACTGCAAGATTTAGCTGGAAATAATCTGGCGGCCGCAAAAATTGAGCAATTTTCAGTTACAGCATAACTGAAATAAAATAGGAGTTTCAAAAGGGGGAGTTTCCAGTTACTCCCCTTTTTTGAAAGGGGGATACATGGATGCTATTGAGACGTTAATCCCGCCTGAAAAAACTGTAAATCTAAACGGTAAAAACTATATTGTTGCCAAATTAGGGTTTAAGCAAATAGTCAAACTTGCTAGGTTTGCAAGTCAGTTGAGGGATGATACAATACAAAAAATCAAAGATAATACCATAAAAGGATTAGGCGATTTTCCTGCAATCCTTGAGGCTATTATTGATGATGAGTTTGCGAAATTTCTGTCAATAATCTTAAAAGAGGAAATCACAAACGAGGAAGTTGAAAAATTATCTTTTGAGGAAATAAGCGAATTGGCAAAGATATTGACGGAAGTCAATGACTTTGAAAAGATAATCGCAAATTTTACGGCGGCGACGGGAAACACAAAGAAAGCGGTGGAAACGATAAAGTCGCTGTTCTCGCCGTCATCGGAAAAATAGCGGCTGTTTTCAATTACACCTTTGACGAGGTGATTGATAAACCGACGGATTGGATTGTCATGGTTTATGAGCAAGCATGTAAAATTGAGATTGAAAGGATGGAATGGACTGGGAAAATGATTGGATCAATGTTTGGCGGAAGAAAACAATCAATCGCAATGGTGGATATTAACAAAGGCAAACCGCCGACATCTAAGCAATTGCAGGCTATGGGGTTTGGGAAAATAAAGAGAGTTCCTAAATAATATGGGTGAATTCGCCAAGTTTTTTATCAGATTAAAAACTATCTTTGACCCTAAGGGGTTAGAAGAAGCAGAAAGTCAAATCAAAAAAACCAACCAGCAAGTATCTAATATCGGAGCTTCGTTTAAGAAATTAGGGGCGATGTTTCTGGGCGGGGCGGCCATTTGGAAAATAGTTGATTTTGCCAAAGACAGTCTTACCGCTTTTGCTCAACAGGAAGCGGCCACAAACAAACTTGCCAATGCCATGAAAACCTTGGGGGTTTATACTCCTGCGGCTGTCAAAGACATGGAAAATTTTGCAAATGATATGCAGAAGGTTACCGTTTTTGCAGACGAAGTTACGCTGGACGTGATGGCATTACTTACCACATTCGGGCTTTATGGCAATAAGTTAAAAGAGGCTACTAAAGCGTCAATGGATTTAGCTGTGGGATTAAAGATTGATTTAAGTTCTGCGGCCATGATTGTAGGCAAAGCATTTACGGGCGAGACGGCGACATTATCAAGATACGGGATAAAAATTGACGAGAATCTAAAGGCTTCGGAAAAATTTACTGCGGTTCTTGACCAGTTACAAAAAAGATTTGGCGGTGCGGCGCAAGCAGAGGTTGAGACTTATGCGGGTAGAATTAAATTACTCGCTAATCAGTTTGGGGAATTAGAAGAAAAAATTGGAGTGGAATTGCTGCCTGTTATGGAATTTTGGCTAAAACAATTAAATAAAGGCATAGAAATATTGAATAAATTTATCGGGGTTGGCAATCAAGATTTTAAAGGGCGTGAGCTTACAATTGAAGCCTCTAAAAAGCAAGTTAATGCATTGTCAAAAGAAATAGCATTGCAGGAAAAATTGTCTTTGCTTTATGGGGTAGATGAAAAGGCAAAGACAATGTATCAAGAAAGAATTAGAAGTTTGAAAGAAGAAAGAGAAAAATATCTGGGAGTAATGGAAAGGGAAAGGGCATTGATGGCGAAAGAAATAGTGGCGCCTGTTTTACCGACTGGGCTTAGCCCTGCCGAAACCATTGAACAGGCTAAAAGCGCAAAGGAAAGATTGCTGGATATTGACAAGTGGTATAACTCTGCCAGCGGCATTGAAACAATGAATTACTATACTTGGTTGCATGATCAGCAAATTGTTTGGACTGATTTGGATTTGGCAGAAAAGGAACGGCTGGCGGCATCGGCAAAAGAAATTTACGAAAGGACAAACACAGGGATGGTTAATTCTTTTACTTTTTCACTTTATCGCATGCAGGCGCAAGGTCTGCAATGGTCGAAGGCATGGGATAGTATGTGGTCGTCAACTTTTACAGGCATGACCTCGGCGGTCAAGGGTTATATGGATTGGACAAGTGATGCTTTTATGCGGCTGGACACTTTTCTAAAATCAGTCTTTCAATCTATTTTACAGGCTTTTATGGACATGGTGGCACAGATGATTGCCAGATGGATAATGATGAAAATGATAATAGGGTTAGGGGGCGGGGCTATTGGAGGCGCAACGGCTGGCGTTGGCGGGGTTTTTTCAAAGCAGAAAGGCGGCCCCATAGAAGATACAGGGCTATTTTTGGGGCATAAAGGCGAGTATGTCTTGCCTGCTGATGTGGTAGGGGCTATTAAGAGGGGCGCAGAGCCCAATTTTGCCACTGCAGGGGGCATTGGCGGCGGGGTTACGGTAAACATGACCCAGACCAATACCCTAGGCGGGGGCGATGGGCGGGGGGTGAATGTAATTGAAATCATGGAAAGCATAAGGCAATATACGAGGGATGGCATACATGAAGCGCTGGAACTGTCAAAAGAACTTTTAATTACTGGAACCGAAAGGGCTGGTGAAGCATGAAAAGTTTAATTATATTGGGCGAGAATTTTGTTAATGACCAAAATACTTATACTGTCAGCTCCGGGGATGCTTTTAAATCAAAAATTTATGACCAAAAGCAATCAACACAATGGATTACTTCGGGATCAGCGGAAGGCAACATTGAAACTTTGCAGGTGGATTTTAAGGACAGAATCGGCGACGCTGTTGACCGCGCAATTGACAGGTTGATTTTATTAAACTGCAATCTTGCAAAATTTAAAATTGAATATTTAAGCGGCGGTGTCTGGACTTCAATAGCCGAAGCCGATTTTACCACAACGCCAAACACGACTAAAGATGTTTACATTGAAATTGCAAATCCAATTACTACGCAATCTTTATTATTAACAGCCACAAACACATTACTTGCCGAAGCCGAGAAAAAGATTGGGGAGTTTAAGGCTTGTCTTTTTATTACGGATTTACGGCACAGGGTAAGTTTTAACAGACGGGATTGGGATAATGCGGATTCATATAGATTGCAAGGCGGAGCTTTGGTATCAATTACCAATGTTTCAAAGGTTGAGGCTTCTGTCCAGATTATTGAATTAAATTTAATCAATTACGAATTGATTGTTGATTTAATTTCCAATAGGGAATGGATGACTTGGGTGCTTTACGAAGATTTTAGGCGCGCGGACATTTACGAATTTAAAACCTCAACGCCATTGACTCAAAACTTAGATAGGCGTATGCAACATTACACGGTAGGTTTTAGCGTTAAAGAACGATAATGCAGACCATTACAGACGATTTGAAATCCGAACAATTACGGCAAGACCAAAAGTATTATAGGATTGTTGAACTTTACAAAAGATACTGGCATAATGGAGACCAAAAATACAAATGGGAAGCTGTCTTAAATATTGATTCCTATGTTATAAAAGTCTCAACCGCTAAATGGAAACTGGATGTGCGGGAATTTAACGAGTGGAAATCGCCTAACTTTCAGGTGGATGTTGAAAATAGGCGAAACATCTGGTCGGAATTGGAAACAACAGGGATTTGGAATACCGGCACAAACAAACCTTATGTGCCTGAACTTAGCAAGATACGGGTGCGGGTGGGGCAGTATTTAGAAAATGGCGCAGCAGAAGATAAATATATTTTTACGGGCATTATAAATCAACCTATCGCCTTTAGAGATGATGGTAGCACAGCCACAATTTATTGCGTGGGCATGGATGAGATTTTAAGCCGGGCAGATGCGGACGAGCTTTCAACGGATGTGGACAATGAACTTTTAGGCAGTAATTCAGGAACTGAATTTTATACAGATTATAAAGGTGTGGGAATGGTCATGATTGTTAAAAAAGGCACAACCTCAGGCGGGCATTTAAATGCAGTAGTCTTAACACCCGGTATTGATTATGACATCAGCGATTTAAACGAAAAAAACTCATTTGCAAACATAACTTTGGCGGTTGCTTTGACTTCGGGATATAGCGTATGGGGTTCATATTATTACTGGTATCAGGATAAAAATTTGTCATGGATTGTAGAACAACTTTTAATACTGGGCGGGATAACCAATTATAACGTTAGCCCGACGTTCTTTTCAACATCTGTTAAAAATATTGTAACTTTAACTACTCAAGCTGATTGGCAGGAGGGAACACATGAGGATACTGAAGATTCAAGCTCCCCCGGTGATGTTGTTGTTAAAAGATTTCGTATTATTGATGATTTTGCAGATGGTAATTATACATCAAATCCTGTGTGGACAGTGAGGGCTGGAACTTGGGAAATAATTTCAATGGGGGGGATATATCGTTTAAAACCTACGGTTAATGGCGCACGAATAACAACACCATCAACAAAAGCGTATGGTTGGTGGTCTTTTTGGTTTTTTCCAGATTATGAATATCCTTATGATGTTTCTTTCTCTTTTATTTCTAATGGAACAGGAACAGATGCTAATGAGCAAAACGGGCGGTATAGAATTAGAATTCAACGTTTCGGATATAGCGGTGAACGTATAACTTTAGATAAATTAGTAAATGGGAATTGGATAAATATAATAGATACTGGTGGGATTTACTATATGACGGAAAGATTTTTCATTAGCCGAACTACAGACGGTCTTTTTACTATCTATAATCCATTAACTACACAGACTTGGACAGGGACAGATAATACATATACAACCTCAAATTATTTCCATTTAGAGGCTGCCAATGTCAGTAATTTAAATGTTGGTTTTGGTGATTTTTTGGTAAATTATCCGCCTGCTGGAATAGGAGAACATTCAATATATCGGCCTATAAGTGGAAGATATGTCACCAAATCAATTGATGCTACTGTGGATGTAATTGCATGGGGGAATATAATTTCTAGCGATAGCGTCAGCGGGGAGTTCATTATTGAGACATATAGTTCCGATACTTTTGATTTTTCAAGTGGAAATGACCCGCAAGGATGGGTTATTTTACCAGAAAATCAAATACCACAATCAGCCGTTAAGCGTTATCTTCGGGTTAGAATTACTTTGAAAACTATTTATTTGAAGTATCCTCTTTATGCTATATTACATTACATAACGATTAGTTATTACACTTCTACGACAACTATTCCATTAGTAGATTTGACTGGCATGTCCATTTTGCAAGCCATTCAGGAAATTGCAAAAATGCCCTGCTATGAAATCGGATTCGGAACTGATGAATGTTTTTTTTACAGGTCAAGGATTACCACATCGCCGCCAGTTTTAACAATAAGCGCAATGACAAATCTAGAAAAAGAATTGTCTTTTGATTGGGGGACTGATAAAATTAAAAATGTGATTGATGTTACCTTTGGGGAGTATAGAACAGTAGTCACGCCTGACAGTAAAAGCGAGGCGCATCCGCATAGTGTGGATAAATTCGGTGCCAAAAAATATAACATTTCGGGGTCAACGCTTTTACCCAGAGAAGGGGCGGATATTGCGACGGCGGTGGCAGAAACAATTTATGATTATATCGGGAAAATAAGGAAACAAGCGCAAGTGCAGATGAAATTTCTTTTGCAACATGAGCTTGGAGATGTGATAAAATATGAACGTGAGCATAAATTAGGCAGATGGTTGTGGGGGGATGGGGATAGAACTTATGGCAATGAGAATGACCCTGATTTTGTTTATTATGCAGACCCGGATACAGTCGGGTGGAATATCAACATGAAAATTGAAGGTCTGGAAATGGACACGGAAAATTATCGCATGAGAATTGACCTTGTAGAAGTGATATAATGGCATTACCAAATATAATTGCGAATGGACAAACACCCGACGGAAATAAAATTCAAGAAAATTTTGATTATCTTGCAGATGGCGCAGGACTTAAAATTGATACCCTTGTAAATCTTAGAACGTTTGCAACGCTTAATCCGACAGTTGTTTTTCTTTGTTTTGCGACTGATGTGGCGGAAGGAACTTTAATGATTTATGCAGGGGACATTACAAAGGGCGATAAAGGATTTTTAACAATCGCTAGTGCGGGAGGTGAGGCAATAGACACCTCCGAGGTGGGAACATGAAAAGGTTAATTCTTGGAATAGCTCTAACTTTTCTTCCCCTTAGCGCTTTGGCTGGGTCTTATTGGACAGTGGTTAGCAGCACACCAACGGGCAAGGCTACAGGGGTATTGTCAGGGCAATTGAAAGTTTATCCTTCCACACAAACAGCGGTGACAGCCCCTTCAATAGTTTTACAGGGAACTGGAGGGAAAATCACTGCGCGAAGCGGGGCAATAGTTTCTACTATGTCACCGACTGGATTTGAAGGAGCGACGTTTAATGCATCTACAATAAGCCTTAGCAATTATTTTGTGCTTGCAAGCACATCGCAGAATGGGAATAACTATTTAGGACGATTTAGAATTAACTCTGGCGGCGACGGGAAATCGCCTGATGACAATGCCATATTTGAAGTTGGCGGCAATTATGATGGAAGTTTAGAAATGGCAGGGGCGCCTGCCAATACTTATAACGTTTCTATTGTAGGACATGCAAGAAACGTGGGGGCTACGAACAGATATGGCGTTGGTATTGTAGGCATAGCTGATTCAAGGATAAATCCATATAACACAGCTGGTTTATTTGGTATGGCGTATGGCGCAAATACATTAGGATTTGGCGCTATTGGAGGCACAAGTAGCGAGGATGCAGGCACGTTGGGAATGATACAAGGCTATGCGTCGCAAGCTGTATTATCTGTTGACCAGTTGAGTGGAAATGCAGGGAAAGGCGGGTACTTTAAAATGTCCAATTCAAATTCAACAGGCGAAGCTCTGTATATTGAAAATAATGGGTTAGGAAAGTCAATTTATGTAAACCAAAATAATAGTTCAAGTACCGAACCATTGCTTTATTTAAATCAGACTGGCACAGGTGATATAATTACAGTCCGTGATAATGATGTGGGTAACGTATTTATAATTAAAGATGGCGGTAATGTGGGAATAAACAAAGAAATTCCCGAATATAAACTTGATGTAGGCGGGGATGCGATTTTTAGGAGCTCAATGACATTAGCAGGTATAGGAGAGCCACCGGTTAGTGCATCTGGCCAAGGCGCGATATATTTTGATGGTAGCAAGTTTAAGATATCAGAAAATGAGAGCGCTTATTCGGCATTAGCAACAACAAATACAGTGATAATGAACCAAGAAACATTGCAGAAAGGAGCAACCTTTTATGTAAGTAGCGGTAGTGTGGCAGGATATTTTGCAGTAGCTGGGTCAACGTTTGTGGTTAAGAATGGCAAGGTTGGAATAAACATATCCACCCCCAGTGAAGCGCTTGAAGTTACTGGCAACATAGAATTTTCTACTACGAACGCAACGCAGGGGATGTTGAAAGTAGGTGGCAAGAGGATGTTGAATTTTTATGGTTCTGTAGGTCCTTATAATACTTTTTTGGGTTATGAAAGCGGTAATTTTACAAATACTGGAAATCATAATTATTGTGTCGGTTCATATTGTTTAATAGTTATATCAACTGGCGGGTCAAATATCTGTGGTGGTTATGGGTGTTTACGAGGAATCACATCGGGGTCAAGTAATATATCGTTCGGTCATGAATCTGGCAGGTTATTAACCAGCGCCAATCGCAATCTCTTTATGGGAACTTATACTGGTGCGGCAGTTATAAACGGTAATGGAAATATTATGCTGGGCTATGAGGTAGGCAAATCCGCTATTCCTTCAGATACTTCAAATAAACTTTACATAGACAATTCCGATGTTGCTATCCCCTTAATCTACGGTGATTTTGCAAATGATACAGTGGGTATTTCCACTAATCCCGCATCGTCTGGTGTTTCTTTTATGGTAGGAAATTCAAGTTTTACTGTTTTGAAAAGCGGCAAGGTAGGCATATCAACATCTATTCCCGAAGCTTCTCTGCATGTTGTTGGCAAATCAACATTTACAGCAGAGGTTTATGTTTCAAGCCATGTAAGAATTTCAGGAACTTATTACGGAGATGGAAGCGGATTAACAGGTTTACCGATTGGAAACACAATGGTTGATGCTGACGCCGATACAAAGATTCAAGTGGAAGAATCTGCTGACGAAGATATAATTAGATTTGATACTGCGGGAATTGAGCAGATGACGATAAAGCAAGGGACTACTACTGTAATTGGAAATCTACAAGTTTCATATCCTCAAGTTTGTGTAAGTTCAGAAATAACTACAGGAGATATAACTACAACAGCTACAGCGAATTGGGGAACGGTTATTTCAACGCTTGCTGCTTTAACTACTTACGGCGGGAACGTATTAGTAAATTGGCATCTAACATGCGCAGGTACTAATAATGAAAGTTATGTCTATGTGTCTTTGCACAGAGACGGAGTAGCTTTAACTGGAATTAGCGGATTGCAGGAAATAATTACCCCCGCTAACTCTTATGTTAATATGTCAAGTTCATGGTTAGACAAAGTATCTGTTGGAACTTATACTTATAGCCTTCGGTTTAAAACTTCCGCAGGCACGGCAACTTGTTACAGAAGCACAGTAAGAAGTTTTAAAATGTCGGCTTGTGAACAGCATTGAGAAATGAATATATTTAAGTTAATCAAAAAAATCTTCAAGCCCCAATCATCTTATAAAGTTATTTCTAAAAGCGATTTACTTGATATATTGTGTATGCAATTTGCGCCTAGTAAACCTTACATTGCATTGTTTGACTTAAATTATATCTGTCTTTCTAAAATTCAAGCATGGTCAATATGGCAAGAGTTATCCATGAAATTTGGAACTTTCAAAACTGGTGAATACGATTGCGACGATTTTGCGATACAATTTACGGGCGAGATTTCAAGATATTCCCAACGGAAAGATTTTGCCCATACCCTTTGTATAGGCTTTTGCACCACAAGCAAACCAGCACAACATGCACTTAACTGGTTTGTTGATGAGAACAACAAGTTTTACTTTTTAGAACCGCAGAATGGAGCTATATTTCCAGCAAGCGGGGATGAAGTTGTTGATATTTTATTGAGGTAAAATAATGACAGAAAATGAACCGCAGAATATTCAACCGATAGCACAACCCGAAAATGTTGCTTTTTTAACACCTGCGGGAGCTCCCTTTGTTAAAAGCAATTCAAGGGTTAAAGTAGATATTAAATTTTTGCTCCTATTGGCTTTTGCGGCAGGCGGACTGGTTGTCCTGATTAAGACCATTCCTAGTTTGACAGGGACAGTTGGCGACCATGAAAAAAGATTGACCGTGATTGAGACTAGAATGGTGGATTTACCCGATACCATTGCAAATAAAGTCATTGAGAAATTGAGGAGAAGATAAATGGATGAAGCCGATTGGACGACTAAATTAAAGGTTCTCAAAATTGAGAGCTTTAATTCGCCAGAAGTCCCCGGGTCTGGGGCTTTGAAAATGCATCAGGGTTTTGTGGAGATTTTAGACACCATATTTGCTTTGCTTAACTTAGATTACTTTCAAATCACTTCTGGCTACCGAACAGAGGAACATAACAGGAAGGCTGGAGGCTCGCCAACATCATCTCATCTTCTTGGTTTGGCGGCTGACATCAGCATTGTGGACTCTACTACCAGATTTCGTTTTATAGAAACGTGCTTGACCATGGGAATAAAACGCATTGGACTAGGAAAGAATTTCATTCATATTGATATTGACAAAGCAAAGGCGCAAGGAGTGATATGGCTTTATGGTTAAATGGCTACTTGCCAAACTTGGAATAAAATTATCAAGGGAAGATAAAAGATTAAATTTTAGTTTCTCTATTCCAATAAAGTGGACTGGATATAAGAAGGAGGAAGATAAAGATGAACAAGAAACTATTGATGATATTCACAGCGTTGACGTTGTTATTAAGCTCAAGGATACCTGCAACTGCCCAAGAACCCTTAGCGGGTTTTGATTTTGAAAAAGTCTTAAAGACTACAAGGGCGGGGTTTTTTGTCAATCAACACATGGATAGATTTGCCAGCGCTTATATCCCGATAAAGACATTTCATAAAAATAATGTTGAGTATCTTTCGCTTGGCGCAGGGTATATTAAAAATGTTGACATAGGCGATAAAGACTCGCCGTTGTTACAATTAGGCTTTAGACTAGACAATCTTATGAATTTGATAGACAAGACTGACTGGGGAAAGAAACATATAGTCTCGGCTAAACTTCCCACGCTTGAGTTTGGGCCAGCGTTGACAACATGGTTTGAAAAAAAGAATAATGGGAACTGGACAATAAAGATTTATTACGGAGTAAACATTGCAATCGGGTTCTGAGGAGGAAACATTATGGGATTATTTGATGTTAACATTGATGATAAGGATTTACAAGTTATTAAAGATATAGTGGAACGGGTTTGCAAGAGTATTGACAACATCGCAAATTCAATGCAGGGTATTGCCAAAGCTATTGAGAATAAAAAACTGGAGTTAAAGTAATGGAAAAACTTGAATCATTCGTTAAAACCTGCGGGTTGCGTAAGTTTGGATTAGCCGTCTGCTGGATAATTGTTACTGGATATTTACTACTGCATGGAGTGTTGCCTTCTGGGGATTATATGGCTATTCAAAAAATCTTAATTCTAGCCGTGTTTGGCTCAAACGTGGCAGAGCACATCACAAATAAAGTTAAAAATGGAGGCGAAACAAATGGCGAAGATAAATCAAAACCAGTTAGCGGTTGAAGTTGCTGGATTGGAGGGCGGAGACAAGAATCTGTCTATTGCCCAAGTCAAAGAAGTGATAAAATGTTTGAAACTTGAACTAATGTCACCAAAATATAAGGCATCTGACATCCTTGTTTTGTTTGGCAAGTGAAATCAATAGAGTTTTTTGTTAAAGGCAAACCAGAACCATTTGCGAGGCCAAGTCCCGGTAAGTATGGCGGGTTTTATAATCCCGCAAAATACGACGGCTGGAAAAACTTTGTTGCACTGGTAACAAAACAGCAACGTGCATTACTGGGCATAGAATTTGCAATCAAAGCCCCTTATAAACTCACCTGCACTTTTTTTCTGGAAAAACCAATCAAGCCAAAATATCTATGGCCGTCAAGTTGCGACTTGGACAATTTATTAAAACCGATTTTTGACGGACTGAAACAGGGCGGCGCAATCATTGAAGACAGGCATATAATTCATTTTGAGTGCAAAAAAATTTTTCGCAGCGGCCAACCCGAAGGTGTCTTGATAAATCTAACGAAAGCATTTTTGTAATTTTCCCCCAGCGTTCCCCAGCGCATTAAAGTCCCTGATCTCCAGTTCAGGGACTTTTTTTGAAAATCCCCTAAAAAACTGCCCCTAAAAGCCCCGCCATGCGATTTTTATGGATGGGTTGGGGCTTTGATACCTGCGCAAATTTTATCTTTTCCGAGGAACGACAAAACTGCGACAAACTCAAAAAAAGCGGGAAATAGCCATTTTTTAGCCTTCCCCCGACGATAAAGAGGGGGGCTAATTTTCAGGCCATTTTTACAAAAATAGCACTTGACAAAAACCATAGCTTCTGCTATACTTCCTTTATGAGTGCGCAAAAACCAAATCAAAAAAATTCAGGGGCGGCGCGGGCGGCCTATCTCGGCGCACTCATACCGTGCCGCTCCTTCCCCTATATAAGGGGAAATAATAAAAGGAGGAAAAAAATGAGTGAGAAAAAAAAGAAATGCAAAAACTGTGTCAGTTACAGGAGGACCTCTGATACCGACGGAGGCTACTGCAGGGCATACGACGAGGATGTCAACGAGTCCTCTTGTAAGTCCTGCTGGTCTCCATATGCATATAAGACCAGCAAGGGAGACGGCGAGAATACGAAAAAAACAGGAGGAAAAATAAAATGACAACGAAACCATTAAGTCTGCTGTTTATCTGGAAGATGTATCTAAGGCTCCATGCCGAGGGCAACAAGCTCTGTGCCGAGAGTGGCAAGCTCTGCGCCGAGGGCAACAAGCTCTACGCCGAGGGTGGCAAGCTCTACGCCGAGGGCAACAGGCTCTACGCCGAGGGCAACAAGCTCTACGCCGAGGGTGGCAAGCTCTACGCCGAGGGCAACAGGCTCTACGCCGAGGGCGACAAGCTCCATGCCGAGGGCAACAGGCTCCGTGCCGAGAGTGGCAAACTCTACGCCGAGGGCAACAGGCTCCGTGCCGAGGGTCAAATCCTGTGGGCAAACGCTATCATTGAGGTTCATGGGAATATAAAGTTGGAGTGGAAAGCGTGGAATTATTGCGTGTTGGAGACGGGCGAGGAATTCAAGGAGGAAAAATAAAATGAAACTAACAAAAAAGTTCATTAAAAAAGTGAAGGCCCATGACGCTTGGGCCTGGCACGATGCCGAGTGGCATCGGTTTGAGAATTTCCCCGAAGTTGAGGCTGTCCAGGTAGCTCTAACTTGTTCGGAATGGGGAGATAATTTTTGCGATATAAAAAAATTTGCGGAAGAATATCTAGCCGCACACAAAGAGCAAGTAAACGCCTAGCCTTGAGCCTGTCCCTCCCCCAAAGGCTGGGGAGGGGCGGGCATGAGGGCTTGTGCTTTTTTGGTTTGGCTGTAAATTATTACGGACATAAACAAACACTTGACAAAATTAAAACAAAAAATATATAATCGCTACGGAGGTGGATTATGTATTTGACCATGAAGGAAGTAGCAGAAAAAATCGGGTGCAGTTGGCAGGTTATTCAATATCATGTTAAACAGAAAAATATACCAAGCATGAAAATGAATAACGGCAGGGTCTTTATCAAAGAAAAATTGTTGTCTGCCATAAGGGAAATAATAAAAGAAAAGTAAGGAGGAAATAAAATGGAAACAAAACTGGAGAAAGCAAAAGATAAAAAAGATATTGCGGTTCCGGGCATTACCAGAGACCAGTTGGAACTTTGGAAAAGAATGTATTGCCCGGATGCGACCGACGACGAGATGAAAGTGTTTGCTCATGTGGCAAAAAAGACGGGGCTTGACCCGACAGTGAGGCAGCTCTATTTTGTTAAACGCCAAACCAAACGCGGGCCAGTGGCCACAATCCAAACGGGGATTGACGGCCTACGGGTTGTTGCCCATCGCTCAGGAGAGTATTGCGGATCAGACGAGCCTATATTTGATATAGGCGAGGATGGGAAACCTAAAAAGGCCACTGTAACCGTGTGGCGGATGGTGGACAAGATAAGATGCCCTTTTGTGGCTTCTGCAAGATGGGGAGAGTATTTTCCCGGGCAAACTGAAAATCAGTTTATGTGGAATAAAATGCCTTTTGGTCAGTTGGGGAAGTGTGCCGAGGCACTGGCACTGAGAAAAGGCTTCCCATTAGAATGCGCGGGAGTTTATATTCAGGAAGAAATGGCACAGGCAGAAAATGGTGACACAATTGCAATGCCAAAATCTATAACCACATCTTCTGAAATTCCAAAAACAGAAATAAAAGAAGCCAAAAAAGAATCCGACTTTCACATCACGAAAGTCAAGGCGGTTAAGCGGGTACAAAAAGATAAAAAAGAAATATATAGAATTATTACCGAGATGGGAGATTGTTGGACTGATAATCTTAAGATAGCAACCATCGCAAATGGGGCGCAGAGAGATGGGGAATTGATAAGATTATCAGTTGTAGCCGAGAAAAATGGAGTCATTAAAATACTGTCACTGGAGGCAGTAAAAAATGAACCGGGAAAATCTTAAATTCCTGCCAGAAACTCATCAATATTTTGTAGGCGATAAAGAACTACCTAGCGTAACTGCCATCCTAAGAGGGTGCGGCATAATTCCCAATAATCAATATTACAACAATGATTTCTCAAGGAATGTAGGGCAGGTTGTTCATGTGGCTTGCGACCTGCTCAACAGGAAAAATCTTGATTGGTCTAGTTTGATTCCAGAGGTCGCTGGATATGTGAGAAGTTATGAAAGATGGACACATATTATAGGGTTTGAGATGATTGCTTCTGAGATGGCGATGTATTCTCAAGAATGGCGGTTTGCGGGGAAACTAGATGTAGTAGGATGGGTAAAGGGGAAACGATTATTGCTGGATTTAAAAACTGGTGTTGTTTTGCCGGGGACAGCAATACAAACGGCAGGATATGAAATCTTGTGGCAAGAAAATCAAAAAGTCTCTATACAGGAAAGGGGCTCATTGAAATTATTTCCTGATGGAAGCTTGCCAAAACTGACAATATTTCCAAATCCTGACGACATAGAAATATTTAAGGCGTGCAGAAAAATCTATAACTGGAGGTATCAAGATGACTCAGATAGTGATAGAAAAACCTGATACGACGGAAATGCAGACGGCGGCCAGTAGTATTACGGGATTGGCTAATGCATTGACTGTAAAAGATGATGGCGAACTGATAATCGCTGTAAATCTTACAAAGGAAATTAAAAACAGAATTGATATGGTGCAGAATAAATTTAAGGAACCAGTCAAATTGGCTTATGACGCCCATAAATCAATCGTGGCCTTACGAGATTCTGTGCTTACTCCACTGAAAAATGCCGAGATTTGCATCAAAGCAAAGATGGGAATATATCAGATGGAACAAGAACAAATCAGGCAGGAATCCGAAAGAAAAGCACAGGAGGAAAAGGAAAGGGCAGAAGCAGAGGCAAGACGTAAGCACAACGAGGAACTGGCTAAAGCGCAGAAGGAAGCCGAAGAAAGGGCGCTTGCAGAGGCCGCCGAAGCTGAGGCCAAAGGGGATAAAGAACGTGCGGAGAAGATACTAACCGAACCACTAGAGACCGATTTCGTGCCGCCGCCAGCATCAGTTGAAACGCCGCCATCTATGCCTGAACCAGTCAAAATTAATGGGGCGAGTTTTGGAAAAGTGGTTAGATGGCGGATAACTCATGAGGATTCTGTGCCGAGATTTTTATGTAGTTCGGACTCCCAGAAAATCAATGCTTATACCCGCACGATGGGAATGAAAGCAAAAGTTGACGGCGTGAAATTTTGGGAAGAAATAAAACCACGAATAATAAAATAAAGGAGGGAAAATGAAAAAGAAAAAAACGGCTTTAGACGTGGCAATCAGATGGATGGCATCTGACAATAACTGTCGGCTTTGTCTTATTCCCCTATCAAGTGAATTTTGTAATGGAAGAACAAAAGATTGCGAGAAATGGATAAGGAAATATCTAATAATGAAAGCAAGGGAGGTAAAATAAAAGGAGGAAAAATAAAATGACAACGAAACCATTAAGTCTGCTGTTTATCTGGAAGATGTATCTAAGGCTCCATGCCGAGGGCAACAAGCTCTGCGCCGAGAGTGGCAAGCTCTACGCCGAGGGCAACAAGCTCTACGCCGAGGGTGGCAAGCTCTACGCCGAGGGCAACAGGCTCTACGCCGAGGGCGACAAGCTCCATGCCGAGGGCAACAGGCTCCGTGCCGAGAGTGGCAAA